ATTTGCGTAGTTTTGTTTCTGTTCATGAAACATTTGTGCTCGGTTCTCAAGCCAGTCGGGGTTGTTGTAGGCGGTAGTTGATGCGGACTTCCAAGAATTTGGTAAGGACATTTTTTCCCAGTTTGCGTATTTCTCAACAAAGTAAGGAGTGTTTGGAGCCTTGGGTTTCTGGAGTTTTTTGGTTTGTGGCATTTCTAAATTATACGCATGTTTTTTTTGGCTTACGGAGACCCTATAGAACGTGGAATACATTCAAATGAAGATGTATCGGTCCAAATACATGAGATGAGTGTTGCTTGTTCTTGAATTTGTTCTAAGGTAAAATCAGTCTTTAGAATATTACAAGTATAGCAACACGGTTTAACATTTTCTAAAGTATATTCTCTCTTAGTACTTTCAACTCTATCTAAACCAATACCACTTTTGCTCTGAAATCCACAAAGATAGCAAGGTTGTTGTACAAGAACTTGCCACTCTTCCTTTGATAGACTAAATGCAAGTTGTCTATCCTTCTCGGCTATGTGTTTTGACTTTGAATAGCAGGCTGGCCTTGAAACATAATATTCTTTCCACAATTCATAAAATGATGAAGACGAAACTTCAAACCCACTGATTAACTTACAGACTTGTACAAAGAAAAGAGGATGGAAGATCCATTTCATTCGATTACAAACTTTACAACAGGATACGCAATTATCCTTTTCATATCCAATCGCATTGTTTATACGATCGATTCCATTCACTTCATCGTTCTTTTGATGATGACAATAATAACATTCAGACAGAACAAGAGATTTGAAGATATCAAAATCTATATTAAATGAATAGTTGCGAGTTGATGCCTTATTCTTCGTCGAATTAAAATAGGCTTCCATGTTCCTGAATTGTTCCCCTTGATAATTTCTCATTCTATCTACACGCTTAATATCCTGTAGCGCGTTGTAATCATTACATCCTTTACAAATCATACTAGGCTTCTTGTGACTTGTTATAAATTGTTCATAAGATTTACCACAATTTATGCAGAGTTGCTCTTTGTTTCCTATAATCTCTAAAGCATTATGTTGTTCAACTCTTTGTTTTCTTATTGTCTTTTCTTTAATATACGATTTATTTCTACACGTTTCGCATTTTGTGTAGCCTTCTTTACAAATCGTTAAACATCCTCTACTTATATCGCAATACTTAATATTTTTTTCTTTTTCCTCATCACGATAAATGTCACGACTGTGTTTCTTACAATACTTAGTATTTGCTGTCTTGAATGTACATTTTTCGTGCTGGCAAGTTGTGATCTTCTTTGATAGTTTGGACTTACATTCATCACAAGAACCTTCTTTTTGAACGATTGTATCGCAACCACGAAAGAATAACCGACAAGGTATCTTATTTTCCTTAAGAAGTTGCTCGTGTTCATAATGGCGCTGGTGCCGCCCACAAAACCCGTTGTCGGATGGTGGAAATTCGCATGGTTGGCCTTTTCTAGGCCCTTCTAAAATCGTCGCGTTGCAAGCCATGCTTCCTAAAGAAATGATTTGAATTTGTTTTTCTCAGTTTTTTGTGGAAATACTATTTACACAAAAATATAAAAATAGAAAATCTGTACTGTATAAGCAGTATAAACTCTCTAGTTAGAGTACGCGAGCACGTGTTCCGCAGGTATCATTACTGATACCCACCTTAGAAGCTCTCCTTGAGATCCGAATACAACGAATACCAATTCCTCTTCTAAACTATGTTTCCATAGGGGTGGACTTTATCTTAGGCCAAGGCTCTTTGCCTTGACCCACCGACATTAAGTCTCTGAACTGCATCCATAGTGTTTTTACACACTTTAGGACTTGGCTGCGGATTGCCCATTTAAGTTTTCACTTAATCCTTTGCGTTTTTACCGTACCTGAGTTTGTTATTCTCAGCCGCCGCTCTATTTCTAGAACGGGTTGGTATCAAAGGCTTTAGGGGTTTCCCGCAATTTGACGGTGTTGCCTTCTGCTATATTGCTATAGTCAGATGTATTAGACTAGCACTTGCCTTTAACAAGCACTCTTAGCAGCATCGCTCTTATTCTTAATTAGAATAAGACATACCGCCCATTCCGCTCATGATACGGAGAACGTTGTAGTTGACAGCGTAGACTCGGACCTGGGCAGAGAGAACTGAGCCAACAGTGTTGTTGGAGAGTGTCAAGCTGAGTGTGGCGTTGTCGATACGGGAGAAGTTGCATGTGCCTGATGGCTGGTGCTCCTCAGGCTTGAGTGCGAAGGAGTACACGTTGATACCGACGGCAGGGATGTTGGTGTGGTGTTGGTAAGGCTGGACCAAGTTGAAGTACTTGCCCTCACGCTCTGAGAAACGGTCCTGGCCGTTGAGCTGGATCTTGGCAGTCACGACAGGGTTGCCGCCGGCAAGGCCCTCAACACGTGTAACTGAGTATCCAGACTCGAGGACGGCTCGGTCCCACCAGTCAGAGTAGTTGAATGGTTGCTGACCCTTCCATGGTGCAACGACAGTGTCGTCGCAGCTGACGAAGGAGTCTCGTTGAACAACCCAAACAAGTTCCTTTGTGGGGTGGTTGAAGTTCAACTTGATCTTGTTGGCAGAGGAGGTGACTGACTCACCGCCTGTGAACTGGAGTTGCTCAATGAGGTACTCGTGGGAGACCTGGGCGAACCTGCGTCGCTCATCAGTGTCGAGGTAGATGTAGTCGACATAGAGAGAGGCTGAGACAAGGCCAGACTGGGCAACACGGTCACGGATGGTGTGGGTGTTGGCGACGTTGGCGTAGTCGAAGCAGAGGTTGTTCAAGGAGTTGAACTCGAGCCAGATCTTGACCTCGTGGTACTGGAGGGCGATGAGTGGGAGTGCCAAACCAGGGTTTCGGCAGAACCAGAACTGTAGAGGAACGTAGAGAGTGTACTCAGGGGCGCACTTGAGGACCTCAGATGAGGCGTTGGGCTCAACGTTGGATGCGCAGCCGGAGTCGCAGTCCTCACCTCCCTGGACGAGGAGGTTGACGAGGGCAGGGACGTTACCAACCATCTCGGCATAGCCGGCCTGCTTGCCGGCCTCCTGGGTGAGCTCATTCCAGATCTGGAGCCAATCACCGTAGTGCTTGTCAATCTGCTGACCACCGATCTCAACGTAGACGTTGTTGATCAAGTTGTGTCCAACCCAGTTGAGCCATCGGAACTGGGCACCAGAGCCGTCAGTGCTCTGGAGCTGAACCTGGGGGAGAGTTGCCTGGAGGTAGACACGGTGGATCAAGTCGCCGTTACGGGAGATGGTGCATTGCACCTTCTTGCCGAAGTTGGCAGATCCGTTGAAGGTCTGCTCAATCGCCTCCATGGCGAAGTTAGTGTGGCGACGGTAGACGACCTTGAAGAAGGTGATCTGAGGGTTGCCAGTAAGGTAGATATCCTGTGCGCCATATGCGACGAGTTGCATTAAACCACCAGAGCCCATTGTTTATATATCCCCCTGAGAAAAAAATTTTGGAGTCCGGGTGCTTTTTTTTACTTGGTAAAATTACCAAGAGAGACCCACCTAAAAGATGAGTTTTTCTGTATAGTATACAAGATATGCCGCTGTCACTAGATGACTTATTACAGTCAATTCCGGTAGATTCTTCCCCAAAACCAAAGCCTATAGAAAATGCTAAAACACTCTATACTTTCCATAATCAACAAATAGATAAATTAAAAAATGATAAAACAAATCTAGAAGAACTTAAAGCAGAACTTGCCATCAAAGTAAAACGATTAGAAGAAGTTGAACACGAATTTACAGGACTTAGCCTTATACAAACTGCTTCAGATATTCATATGCTAACAAGTTGTTCTAAACTTGAAAAGGAAATCCAAGATTTGAAAGAAAAGATTTCACAAATTGAAACAGGTGCCGATGTTGAAAATTATTTTTTACGTGTCGGTGATATTTTATTTAGTTATAGCGATGCTCAAGAACGTATAGCAGGCGGAGAACGTCCTACAGAATTAAATAAAAAAGTACGAGTTCCAGCCAATAGTGTCTATAGTTATTTTGCTCATGATAATTCTGACGCACCGTCCATTGATTTAAAAGATAAAGAAAAAGAACACGACCGTATTAAATCCGTCCAAAAAGCATCCGATATTTCGAACACGATTGGATTTAAACGCGATAAAGCCCTAGAAACATTTTTGAGTGCTCTCAATCCTGATAGTTTACACCACGATGTAGCAGTAGCCGATAGTATTACTGAAGATTATGGAAACTGCCCAGTCTGTGATACAGAAATGTTTCTCAATGAAACATTCTTAGATTGCCCAGGATGTGGATTTCGTGATATGATTTTAATTGATTCCGAGAAACCATCGTATAAGGACCCACCGAGAGAAATGTCGTATTATGCGTATAAGAAGATTAACCATTTGAACGAATGGTTGGCTCAGTTCCAAGCGAAGGAAACTACTGAAATCTCACAGGCAGTTCTAGAACAAATTCGCGCCGAACTTCGTAAGGACCGTATTACGGATATGAGTAAGTTAAAGCCATCCAAACTCAAGGAAGTTATCAAGAAGTTGAAGTTAAATCGTTGTTATGACCATATCGCACATGTATTGAATAGGTTAAACGGTATTTCGGCACCCGTTCTGTCTAGAGAAGTGGAAGAGAAGTTACGATTTATGTTCAAGGAAATTCAGTTTAGTTTCGTAAAACATTGTCCAAAAAAACGTAGTAACTTTTTATCGTATTCTTTTGTTTTATATAAGTTTTGCGAACTCCTGGAACTGGATGAATACTTACCTTGTTTTCCTTTACTAAAAAGCCGCGAGAAACTCTACATGCAAGATAAGATTTGGCAGAAGATTTGTGAAGATATGGGATGGGAATTTATTAGGACAGTATAGGGGGAAGATGATGCCTGTGGGAATACGTATGCCTAAAAAGATTAGTGCGAAAGAACGAGAACGGCAAATAGAACAAAATAATATGAATGCTGTTACTGTGAATACAAGTGGCCCGAACTGGAGTATTCCATATGGTAGCGAACCAAATAAAGGTAAAAGTATTTTTCAACTTACAAATCCTAATATTATTAAACGTCCTACAGTTTCTAAGACAAAATCTAGAAAAACACGAAAGAACCGAAAAATGTGTAGAAAGTCTAAAGATATCCTGTAGTTCCTACATTAATGGACCTCTCAATGTTAAAAACCCAAATTATGACCATGTTTATGATGAGGCCTAGTACTGGCGGTCATCAGGATATGGTCTCTATCCTCTACGGTATGCTTCTTATGAATATTGTAGAGTACATTTTCAAATTCCTTCCTGGTCTAGCAGCCTTCGTACAATCTTGGTTATCCACAAAGGCACCTGTACGTCATGGTTTCAATACATTACTAGACAAAAAGTCAGAACAAATGAATAGTATTACGATGACACGTGTTTTTCACGAGAAATCGGATTCGAAAGATAAAACCGATAATGCGTTTGTGGAAAAGGTCGATGCCGTATTAGATTTTATTTGTAATTTAGATAATGCTAAACATGTACGACTTGAAACAAGATACAGTTTGAATACTATGGATGATATAGAACTTACACCTATGTTACGTGCTAAAGTGAAACAAATTACAGGCGGCGACGAGGAACAGATTGTAGAACTTCTTTTATTTAGTAGTCTTCTTAAAGTTTCGGAAATACGACGATGGGTCGATGAAATCCATGAAAATTATATGTTTGAGAAGAATAATAAACTCGGTAATAAAATCTTTTATTTTAATGAAGTACCAGCCGAACCATTAATACAACAAGAGATGATGCCTGATGGCACGCAGAAAAAGAGTTACCGATGGGAGAATTTACCTAAAATGCTATCGTTCCACATGAATGAATTTAAGACAAGTAAATCCTTTGCCAATGTCTATGGAAATCATGTAGATGAACTGAAAGAAAGACTAAACCTTTTTATTAAGCATCCAGATTGGTATATGGAACGCGGAATTCCTCACAGTCTCGGTATTATGCTACATGGAGTTCCTGGTTCAGGAAAGACGAGTACAATTAAGGCTGTCGCGCGAGATACCCATCGTCATATTTTTAATTTATCATTGCGTCCCTATACTACTCAAAGACAATTAACTTCTTTATTTTTTAATGAAACTGTAGTTGTTCATTCGTATGATGGTGCTAAATTATCCTATAAAATTCCGTTGAACCGTCGTGTGTATGTTATAGAAGATATTGATTGTTTAACAGATGTTGTACTAGATAGGTCTATACAAAGACCAGTTACCCAAGATACGAAAGAAGGAGAATCGGTAACCTTAAGTTTCCTTTTGAATTTATTAGATGGTGTTTTAGAAACACCTGGACGTATTCTTATTATTACAACGAATTTTCCAGATAAACTAGATAAAGCACTTGTCCGTCCTGGACGAATTGATGTAAAAATAGAGTTCAAAAATGCTGGATGCGAATTTATTATGGATATGATTAATAAGTTTTATACTACAGATAAAACGATTGACTATGTTCCTACTAGTCTAGAGAATGTGTTTACGCCCGCAGAGGTGATGGAAAGTCTTTGTATGTTTTTTAAAGATCCTGATGCTGCTATAGAACATCTCCTTAAGAAAAAAAGTGTAAAACTTACGGCTCTGGAAGAGGCCAAAGGAACACTTCTTGAAAGATTAGAGATTTCTTCTCCGCCCGTACTTGAATATGTAGAGATTGAGAAAGAAGAAACAGACTATAAGCACACTTATAATGGTCTTACATGGGATTGCAAGACTTGTAAGACGCGTCCTGGAATTACCTGTAAGTTATGTCGTGAAATGATGCTTAAAGCAAATCCTCCTAATCCGCCATCAATGATAGCGATGAATCTAGATACGACTGGATGGTCTATGGCTGAATTTAGCGACGCAGAGTTCCTAGATCCTTCTGCGGCTATTCCTGGTGCTCATCCTGGTGCCGTGCGAAGCACAGTAGATTTAAATCAGTAGGGTCTAAAATATCTCTTACATACTACAACTAGAATGACAACGGTAGGTTTCGATATGGGAATACGCAATCTTGCGTATTGTGTAATTGAGCATGACCTTAGCGGAGCCTGGTTGATTAAGGCATGGGATAACATAGATTTGCTAGAAGGTGGAACCTCCTCGCAAACCGCAAAATCGTGCCACGGATGTGGTGCGAAGAAGGCAACCTGGTGTGATTTGGGAAAAAAGTGGTGTTCAGCGTGTGCTACAGGTGTTCGTCGAAAAAAGTCGGCTGTCATAAAACCTGATTTACAAGTTCTACCTTGTGCTGTATCTGTGAAAGAATTAAGACCCTTGGCTGTCTCAGCAGGTATAGAGGGAGCGAAGAAGATGGGAAAAGAAGCACTTATAGGCTGGGCTAAAACAAAATGGCTTATGCCTTGGAAACCTGCTAAGACCAAAGATGCCGGTTTAGCAGAAATTCTTTTAGCGATGGATACATGGTTATCTTCTGTGCTTCCTACATTTGCTACTTCATCATTAATTAGGTTAGAGAACCAGCCTGTTATGAAAGGACCTACTATGAAATCTGTACAAATGATTTTATTCACATTGCTATCGCATAGATTGCGTGTAGAGTTTGGTTGGACTGGGTCAATCGAGTTTGTTCATGCTGGTACAAAGTCACGAGGAGTTGTGACTACAGCCACTGATATAAGTGGTGCTACGGCTGTTGTGGATGAGGGAGCAGCCTATAGAGCCAGAAAAAAGGATGCGACGGACGAAGTTGCTAAATATCTGGTGGGCGTGCCTTCGTGGTTGGCCTTTTTTAATGGTCGTAGCAAAAAGAGCGATTTGGCTGATGCTTTTTTAATGGCTCATCGCGGACGCTAATCACCCGAACCTTTTAGACTTCGCGTTCTAGGTTCTAAAACGGTAACGATGTAGATAAGAAGAATGAGTGGGCCATCTATCCGTATTGGTGAAACAATTTCATTTCCCGACATTACTGCTGTCAGTGATGTTGGGCCTACTATTGAACTGGGCAATTTAAATGACTTCGACTTAGGATTACTAGGGAACCAAAGAAAGATGCAACAAACAAATCGTCCGTCCAGCCCTGGTGGAGGTTTATCCGAGATCAAAGAAGCCGATATTGAATTTGTAAGTTTAGACGAAGGTGGTGTCTCTTTTGATGTGAAACCATCTGTCAACATGAACCCTATTAAGATTAGTCGTGAATCTCCTCCTAGACCTGAAATGTCGCTCAATCTGAATTCTAATCGTTCTCCTACACCTGCTGCCCCTAGTGCTCCTACTGTTACTGCTCCTCCTCCTGCCGCTGAAAAGTCTTGGTTTGGCTTTGGAAAGCCGACTGTAGCAGCCGAGAGTACTTCGGTTACAAGCAGTTGGTTTAACAGCGGTGGAGCCCAAAAATCCGAAGAACCCATTGCTACCTATTTGTCGCCTGAACAGGAGGCTGCTAAGAAAATGGAATCCTTGACGATGCTTGAACGCATGGACCGTAAGGGAGTGGGTGGTACAAAGATGACAGTCGCTAACAGTCTTGAAGAAATCAATGCTGAAGTAGCACGTCGTAAGGATTCTAAAGGTCTTGAGGCCAGTCTTCGCTTCCAACGTTCAATGATGACTACCGTAATTAGTGGAATGGAATTCCTTAACAATCGTTACGATCCGGTGGGTGTTAAGTTGGACGGATGGAGTGAATCCATTAATGAGAATATTGAGGATTACGATGAGATTTTTGAAGAACTGTATGATAAATACAAGGACCGTACTAAGGTGGCTCCTGAGGTTCGTCTCATTATGTCTCTAGGTTTATCCGGTGCCATGTGTCACTTAACGAATACGATGTTCAAGTCGAATATGCCAGGAATGGATGATATCTTACGCAAAAATCCAGACTTGGCTCGTCAAATGGCACGTGCTGCGGCCGAGCAGGCAGTCGGACCAGGCTTTGCGAACTTTATGAGTATGGGCAATCCTGGTGGTTCTGGGGCTACTCGTCCAATGCCACCCATGCCGCAAAGACCCCAAGAACAAGAGCCAGAGAACGACGGTCCCATGTATGTTCCTATGGGAGGAATGGGTGCGCCAGTGCCTATTGGAGACCCACGAGGAAATGTTGCCACAGCACGTCGCGAGATGTCACATCCTTCAGGCGTAGATGATATCTTGCGTACAATTGAAGAAAACAATGGACGACAACCCAATCGTACTATGCCTCCTATTGACACAGATGATGTAGGAAGTGTAGTAAGCGGACAGACAACAAATACTGAACGTCGCGCAGGCATTCGTCGTACCCGTAAGGCTCCGGTTCAACCTACTGGCGCCACGCTATCGTTGCATATCTAGACTTGTGTCGGTTTCTTAATATGCCACACAGTCTTAAGGCCTACGAATGTTCGCCTGTCTAGATTTTTAATTTATTTTGAATATGAACCTAAGGTTCAAGTTCAAAATTAGTGTTTTATGATTATTTTTGAAGTTTCTCTACGTTCTTTTGATAGACTTTAGTCTGTTCGTCTATATTGTGACCACACCAACTCGGTATCATACAATACGGACTGTTCTCATTGGCTACAATCCAAATCACAAAGAAGAACATAACTGTTAGCCAGAAGGCGGCTACAACATTACGTGTAGCCATAAAGATAACTGTAAAAAATATAAGAGGTCGCACCCATTGTGCTTGTAAAAAGGCTTCTTGCTTTTTAGTAAGTTCTAACGATAAGAACCTTCCTCCCAAATTCAAAAGAAGCATAAACATACCAATAAAATAGGGATTTGTATTCATTGTCATTATAGCAATACTTAGGGGGTCGCCTGCTGTCTGTGGTATAGGAATAGTTGGCGGCTGTTGAATTTGTGCCTGTTGTAGTTGTGGTTCTTGACCAGTTTTACTTACAGCGATTAAATTGAGTTCTCCAGCACTATGCCTCGATTTCCTCATCTTATATGGGTTAGAGTTTTAAACTACTAAGAAGATGAATATCCGCTATCCAGAAAAAAACAACAATAAGTGCTATCGCCGAAAGCATTGGATTATGTAATGACATAGCGGCTATCGCCATACCAGCGATAAACCGCATAAAAGGATGACGTGCCGCATTATGAAATAGTTCATTATAATGTTTATCGAAATCTAAACTAAAATACACTAGCACCCCTACAAATAGTAAGGCTGCTATTGTTTCAAGGTCTAAGACAAAACCGGGCATTCTTATTCTGGCGTAGGATTTATGTAGTACCAGCACTTGTAGAACCTTGTGCCGAAGGACCTTCTACTGGATACGTAGTCACATCCTTTTCTTGAATAGCCAGAGGACGCTCTTTCAATACTTTTTCTACAAACCATCGTTTTGAGTTTGAAACCCAATCTACAGTATTGGTTCCGTTTACAAATCCCTCTTGTTTAGAGGCTAACGTTATCGCCCAGGCATTTAATAACATAAACAAAATAGCAAACGTAGCAGGAGGAAATTCTATTTGATAAGCAGCGATAGCACAGAGTGATATTATAAAAAATCCTATAGGGCTTACAATCATATCACGTATGGATGGATTCCACCGGTCAGCCACCGCTCCAGCAAATACAATTAGTCCTGTAAAAATCCATTTAGAAGCGATGGGAGGACTATAGATGATACCGCCGCCGGGAGTTGGTGTTGGAGGCAAACTCATATTACTGTAATGGACTACGATAGTTATCCATTAAAGTGCGAGTATCCAAATCCTTGCGGAAAGTTAGGTTATCACCATAAAAACGTTTTCCAAAGTCTTCTGCGAACCGTATTCCTTTACTAAAATCGTTTCTGATATATCGTAAAAGTGTTTGATGTGCCGTTACAGCGTCCTTATCGGTGGGCACAGGTTCATT